ATCCAAAAGACTATTGTCTAGATTTACAAATATCAATTATAATTTAAAATATTATATTGCTATGGAACCTGATTCTCAATTCAAATAATTTTATTTTTTTTTTTTATATTATGAACATCTTTGTGACTGACCAGTGCCCGGTGCTTTCTGCTGTGGCACTTCCTGACAAATACTCAGTGAAAATGCCCTTGGAGACCTGTCAGATGATTTCTGTCATCTACTCCAAGTGGTATTATAATTGGGGAACCATTCCCAAGAAGGACGGCACCCCCTATAATACGGAGAAGGGTGCCTTCCGTAATCATCCCTGTACTCAATGGGCAGCAAAATCACACGAGAACCTTGCCTGGTTGATTCGGCACGGTTATGCTCTGTGTAATGAGTATCGGCATCGTTATGGTAAAATTCATGCTTGTTTTGATGGACTTCAAGCAGCAGAAGTTATCTTCCTTGATAACTCTGGTAAAAGTCTTCACATCTACAATAATGTGGTAGAATTCACAAGGGCAATGCCGGATGAGTTCAAGTGCGATACTTCGATTGATACATTTGAGGCATATAGAAGATATATTGCTTCCAAACCTTGGGTTTCTGATAATTATCTTCGCATCCCCGAGAGAAAACCTTACTGGATCTAAATTATGAAAGTAAAGTATTTGAAAGAACATCTGCAAAATCTTCCAGATGATATGGAGGTCCTTGTATCTCATCACGATGGTTATGAGAGGGTCTATAGTTCCAACTTGGGAGCAAAACTTAGAACTTTGGGATATGTAAATTTTACTGCGGAATTTGGATTGGAATGGGAAGAATGGACTTCTTCTGCTTTACCTACCTACAAATATTATGATAAGCTGGGTAAAGTGTATTATACTGAACCAGAGAAAAAGGAAGTTTTTATTTTGGATGTTTGACTATGAAAATAAACAGCAACGATAAGCATTTAACTTCTTTTGAAACTTGGTATCGGGTATTTTTTGAAAATCGTAAAAGGGAAATTATAAATGGACGGGAATTTGATCGATTTGGTACATATGGAGTCAAAACTATTGATCCACCAAAAGATGAAATAATTAAAATTTGCTCATTATTTGACCATTTCATTTGTTCACCAAATAATTTGTATTTTTGTGAAAAAAGACAACGAGAATATCCAATAGTGTCAAAAAGTCGCAATTTTGACACTATTGAAGATTTATTCCTAGGAATAAATCGTTATAAAGAATATTATGAAAAATTATTTTTATACTCTTTACAGATTATTGATGAAACTAAACAGTATAAGGTAAGATTTGCAACCTTTCCTTGTGAAGGTTATGATAGATTTGACCATTAAACTTATTTAACTAATTATGACTTCTAAATTAACAAAAGAACAACGACAAACAATTGAAGACGCACTCAATTCAATTCCAGAACCTATGAGAACTGGAAAATACGGTACTATTGAAGAGATTGAAGAACAACTTGCCAAAGGTTCTGAACTCATCTTCTACAAAGCAGAGATTACTGATATTACTTGATTTACACAAGCAAATTATGTGATTGATAAAATGAAAGTAGAGGAATGATTATGACTTTTAAATTAACACAAGAACAAATCGATACTATTCAAGAAGTATTTGATAACCAACGACCTGGAAAGTCTGACTATGATTGTTGGGAAGGAATAAACAAACAACTTCAAACAACAGACGAAAGTCGGATTAAAATAAATGAAGAAGGAAAAGAAGAACTTGTAATTTTTTATATGGAAAAACGTGGTGAAAGAACACCATTGTTCCTCTATCGTTATCCTCTCAGTAAAATCATGAACATCCTTAATAATTTTAAATTCATGAAAAAATATATGAAAGGATGCACTATTGAAAAAGTGAGAGCAACCAGAGATTGAGATTATTCGCAGATTATTATTACCTTTGAACTTATTTAAATTATGAACACAGACAGAACTGACTTCTTGTGGTGCGAAAAATACAGACCTCGTAAAATTGAGGACTGTATTCTCCCAGAAGGTATTAAGAAAACTTTTAGTGACTTTGTAACTAGGGGTGAAATTCCAAATATGCTACTTGCCGGTCCTGCTGGATGTGGCAAGACAACAGTGGCAAAAGCATTATGTAATGAATTGGGAGTAGATTTTTATGTCATTAATGGATCCGACGAAGGTAGATTCCTCGATACTGTCAGAAACAATGCGAAGAACTTCGCTTCGACCGTCTCACTTTCTTCGGATGCTAAACACAAAGTCATCATTATTGATGAAGCAGACAATTCAAGTAAAGATGTTCAACTCCTCCTTAGGGCATTTACTGAGGAATTTAATAAGAATTGCCGATTCATCTTCACTTGTAACTACAAAAACAAAATCATTGAACCCCTCCACTCCCGATGTGCAGTTGTTGAGTTCTCAATCAAGGGAAAAGAAAAAGCGCAGTTGGCAGGATCCTTTTTCAAGCGTCTTCAAAACATCTTGGATGAAGAGAGGATCCGATATGATCCGAAAGTCCTTGCAGAACTGATCAATAAACACTTTCCCGATTTCAGACGAGTCACCAACGAATGCCAAAGGTATTCTGTAAGTGGTGAAATTGATTCTGGTATTCTTGCATCTTTCTCTGACGTAAAACTAAATGATCTCATTAAATATCTCAAGGAAAAGAACTTTACGGAAGTTCGTAAATGGGTTGTATCCAATCTTGATAACGATTCTTCTGTTATTCTTCGTAGGGTGTATGATGCACTTTATGAATCTTTGGTTCCTTCTAGTATTCCCGCCGCTGTTCTTACTATTGCGAAGTATTTGTATCAAGGTAGTTTTGTTGCTGACAATGAAATAAATCTTCTTGCTTGTTTGACTGAAATAATGTGTGAGTGCGAGTTCCTATGAGTTTCAATCACTTAAAAGACGAACCAGTAAAGACAACTCCTGAAAATGTGAAGGAAGCAAATGAAGCACTTTATCGTGCCAAGTGGAATCTTCCGCAAGCGGCAAAGCACTGTGGAATGACCAATAAAGAAATGAAATTAACCTTTTGGGAATATTTGAAGTATCATAACCCAGATTTTGAAATTCAAAAAGAACCAAAAATTCAACTTAATTTTGATGGTTGTTATAATTATAATAGATTGAAAAAAGAGGGATTAGTTGATGGTTGAACTTAAAGATTGGTTGAAATCAATCAATCAGAATAAAAAAAATATTATGGATGGCGACGCATCAACAGAAAAAGATTATACTCCATATATTATCAATCGTTGCTTATCCGCACATATTGATTGTTTAATGTATGTAAATGAAATGAATAAATACCACTTTCTTCCAAAGAGGCTTCAATATGATTTTCTTATAAATATTTTGAGAACCAAAAAGAGATATTCTACTTGGTTAAGTAAAGAAAAAATCAAAGATATTGATTATGTCAAACGTTATTATGGATATAATAATGAAAAGGCACTACAAGCTTTGTCTATTCTATCAAAAGAACAACTAACATTTATTAAAGCGAAATTTGAAACTGGAGGAACAAATAGTTCTTTAAAATAGTTTTCTTATAAATAGTATAAGGAATTGTTTTTATAATATGAAATTAAAAAACCAAAACATAAAATACGGAAAACTTCCTATAAGAGAAGATTTAATTAATTTATATAAAAGCAATACCTTACAAGAAATTGCCGAAGTTTATCAAACTACCAAAACTAGAGTTAGAAAGTGGTTTGATATTTTAGAAATAGAAAAAAAACCTCAAGGTGGAGGTAACAATAGAAAAGTAATTGATGCAATTACAAAAGAAGATCTACTTAATTTAATTGATTCTAAAAAAACAAATCAACAAATTGCTATTATATTAAATTGTTCTAAAAGTAATGTTTGTAGACTTTTAAAGTATCATAATTTGGGCAGACAAAATAATACCACACATTATAAAAAATATTGCAATAAAGTGAGAAGATTAACTGAAAAAAATTATGTTAAATATCAAAGCATAATTAATCCAAATAATTATCCCAGAACATTATGCGGTGTTGAGGGTGGTTATCAAATAGACCATAAATTGTCAGTAAGATTTTGTTACGATAATAATATATCTGAAGAAATTTGCTCTTCCGTAGACAATCTCCAAATGCTTGAATGGTCTAAAAACCTAAATAAAAGGTATGTAAACAATTTTGAGGAAAATTATGTCAGTTGTAAATGAACCAATTGTGAAATGGACTCCAGATATGATGATTGAGGTAATCCTAAATGAACCTGATGACTTTCTGAAAGTTCGTGAGACTTTGACACGTATTGGAGTTGCTTCAAGAAAAGAAAAAAAATTGTATCAGTCTTGTCATATTCTGCATAAGCAAGGTAGATATTATCTTGTAAGTTTTAAAGAACTTTTCGCACTTGATGGCAAACACACAAATCTTACGGTACATGATGTTCAACGTCGTAATCGTATTGTTCAACTTCTTGCTGATTGGGGACTTATTACTATAATTTCTCCGGAAAAAATTACCGATATTGCACCTTTGAATCAAATTAAAGTTCTTGCATTTAAAGATAAGGGTGAATGGGAACTTGAAACTAAATACAATATTGGTAAAAAGACCAAACCACAGGAAACCGAATGATTTTGTAGGGAGTTCAACACTCCCTTTTTTTATGATTTCTGATATATAATAGTGATGTTGCCTTCGGGGACATTATTCACTTACAGACGCTTTAAGGAGGTCTATTAT